CACCAACACATACATCTATCTCATCACCATCTTGCCAATTCTCTGTCCCATCTTTCTTAGTATGTGCTAATGCCTCAGTGAGGTCATCAATAATCTTCTGTGTGATTTTCATTTCTTTCTAATAGGTTTCTCTGGATAATATTGAAAACCAGTGGTTTGTTCTTCTAAGTCAGACATTCTAAATGTAATCATTTTATCCCAAGGTGTATGTCCATCCATAAGGACTGCCACTTTGTCTTCACTTATTCTCTGAACACATCCAACATACCCTCTGTATATAGAAGTCTGATTTGTCACGACAACAGTAGTTCCTGGTAAAATCATTTCTTTAAAATAATTAAGTATTATGCTTTGAACACTGACAAGAGTGTTGCAATCTGAATACTGACTGAGTATTATGCTTTGAACACTGACAAGAGTATTGCATTCTGAATACTAACTGAGTATTTGACTTTGAAAACTAATAAGAGTTTTATCCCTTGAATACTAACTGAGTATTACGTCCTGAATACTAATAAAAGTATTGCGAATTGAATACTAACTAAAAGATTTGAAGATGATTGAGTATTAAATGGTGAATACTAACAAAAGTATTATTCCATGAATACTAACGAAGACCATCCTCAACGATCATCTTCCGCAGTGCATACCACATCTTCTGTGTCATCTTATCAACTTTAGTTCTTGCTTTCTTAAGTTTATCAAGTTCTTCATAACTCATTCCAATTTGAAAATCAGTAGCATTAGCACTCTTCTTATCAGGATATGCATATTCAGATACTGCTCTACGCATCCAATGTTTATAGTTAGATGCAGCAACACCCTGCTTCATATGAAATGGTTTACATCCAAGATAGTGTGCTTTGATATACTTCCAGTTTGGAACCAATCCAAGATCAGGACGAAGACGAAGTTCACCATTAGGTCTAAGAATAGAATTAACCAAAGTATAGATACGATTTGGAACTTCTACTTTAAGATTACCTTTTTTATCAAACTTTAATCCAATAGCCTCAATTAACTCCATATCTCCATTAAGATATTCAGTAAGTCTTAAGGCATATTTTTTAATCCATCTTGATACAGCATCTTCATATGGAATTTTTTTATCAAATCCATATCCAGATGTTTTAGCAGGATTTATGTCTTCATTACATAGTTGAATGTAATCAAAAACACTATCATTTTTCTCTTGAAAATCTGTTAACCGTGTTGGAAAAAACTCTTTAAGAGCATAAAAAGCACTACGATCCTTTAGTAAGAACTGAGCAATTGCTTTTGTATCTGCTTCATCAGTTTTATCATTCTCACCTAATCCAGCAAGTTTCCTTGTTTTAGGTGTAGATTTCTGAGGGAAAAGAAGTATTGTAATTCCTTTTTCTTTAGCATTCTCTTTCAGTTGAGTCAACTGATCAAAGTTAAATGGTTGAGCAAGAGTATATCTATGCGATTCTCTTAAATGAGCACACTCAACAACTAAAGAATCTCCTTTTTTTAATCCAGGAATATTGAGATTAATAAGATTTTCTTCTGGCAATTTACCGTGGAACAAATCATTTCCACTATCATAAACATGGACTTTGCCTTGTCCAACATCTGCTATAAATAAAGTCATTTTTTTTAATTAAATTGGATGGCCTTTTAATGCCACTGGTCTTAGTTTATTAGTTAAGTATTATGCCGTGAATACTAACTAGAGTATTTCAAGTTGAATACTAACTATAATATAACAAACACAAGTAAGATAAACTATGAAAACTAACAAGAGTTTTACTAATTTGACTACTAATTCAATTTGTTATATGGATATTGTAAGGTAAGAAATTAATCTTGTCAAGTAAAGTATTAACCTCTGAATACTGACTGAGTATTACGCCTTGAAAACTAATAAAAGTCTTCCGTGATGAATACTAACTGAGTATTAGTATTTGAATACTAATAAAAATATTAACACATGAATACTAACTAAGTATTAATATCTGAAAACTAATAAAAGTTTTGATGACTGAATACTAACGGCGTATTAGAGTTTGAAAACTAACAAAAGTTTTATCCCTTGAATACCTACTTGAATTCACATTCTACCATGATTTCAGTCAAACATGCAAGTAGGTTTATTTCCTGATCTGCGACGAAGGCAATTTGGTATTGATACTTAGCAATAATAAGCACAGCAGCAGGAACGGTGCTAGGAACCAAGGAATTTGAAAGAGAGTCGTAAATGCGGCGAAGTAAAACAGCAGGATCATTGTCCAAGTTATTGACACACCATTTACGTACTTCCGAAAAGTTCTTTTCTTTGAGGTTTTTAACGAGATCATTTACCTTAACATCACTAAAATGGGCTAGAATACCACTATCTATTTTACCGCCAACAGAGTATCTTTGACACTCATTTAATACTCTTCTCCAGTCTGGGAAGTGCTTATGGATGAGTTCTGCGATGACTTTCTTATCACTTTGAATCCGTTCGTTGTCCAAGATCCAGTTAAGACGTTTGAAAAAGCATGTCGCGATCTCTTGTTTCTGTTTTCCTTTAATTCCGAAATCAATGACGGCACATCTGCTATGGAGTGGTTCAATGATTTTGTTTTTGTAATTGCAGGTAAAAATAAATCTGCAGTTTCTGGAGAACTCCTCAATACTCGCTCTAAGAAGGAGCTGTACGTCGGGAGTGGTATTGTCTGCTTCATCGATGATGATGACTTTATGCTTCGACTCGCTGCTAAGAGAGACAGTAGAGGCGAAGTTCTTGGCATTATTCCTAACGGTATCAAGAAACCTTCCTTCATCAGATCCATTAATGACATAAACATCTACTCCTAACTCTGCACAAAGTGCTTTTGCTACTGTAGTCTTTCCACATCCTGCAGGACCAGAAAGAAGTAAGTTCGGCACTTCACCTTTATTTAGAAAATCCCTAAAGGTTTTCTTTATATTCTCTGGGAGAATACAATCTTCAATTGTCTTAGGTCTATACTTTTCGACCCAGAGAAATTCATCCCTCATAATTTCGAAGTCTCACATAATAAGGTGCAAGAACAAGACTGTTGAAATGTTTTCCAACAATACCACGTTCTAAATTTAATTCTTGAAGAAGTCCCCAAGTTTTTCGTTCATCATCCCACTGCAATATATCAACATATTCTACACCATCTTCCAACAATTGAACAGCATGATCTTGAGCATCTGTCCAATCATCAAATTCCTTCCCTCCTACTTTATACATTAATTAAAATCAGTGTTTATTAAAACTCTAGTATTATGATTTATAGGAGAATGTCCTGTATGATAATACTTTCCATTGAATAAAAGCATCCTATTGGCTTTTGGTTCTATCTCTCTCTGTATGGTTAATTTTTCAGGGATACCTTTTCCTTCTTCATACTGTTCATTATAAATGACTGTATTCCCATCGGAATCATTAACATAAAAAATGGTAGCATAATGTGGGAAAAAGGGATTACTTTGATCTACATGAATGTCACCAGGTTTTGACTCACCAGTATGTAAAGTAAGATCCAATCTAGATCTATAGATATTTTTATATGGAGAAATCTTTCTCATTTTCATAAGAAGATCATAAACCATTTTTGAAGTAGGATCATCACCTATAATCCCACCCTGATCTATAATACAATAATTAAAACCATATTTTCCTAAAGAATCTCCAACTCTATCAGGAAAGGTAATATTATCAAAATAATACCATGGCTGAGTCAGACCAAGAATTTTTGATTGTAATTCTTCAAAATATTCATTAGGAAGAAAATTATCAAATACTTCTATCATCCAAAAGTAGAATCAGGTTCTAATGCTATGAAGTATGTAAGATCATGATTCTTACTTGTGAATTGAGAAATTAACTTTTGAGATACAACAACTTCATATGTTCCAGGAAGAATCTTAATATTCTCTACCTTAAAATTAAAGGAGAAAATATCACTTGTCTCTCCAACAGTAATAGCAAAGTCATTTGAGGTATCATTCTTCTTATCTCTTACTACAATCCTTACTCCATTTGAATCACCAATAACTGCTAAGTCAGGAAGTTGATAAACAGCAGCTGCCTTAAGTAACTTATCTAATTGCTCGGTGCTCAACTCAAAAGTAACATCCTCACTAGGAAGTGTCATTGGTCTTTCTGGAGGAGTAACAATAACATTAGCCTCAGCAAAGAAATACTTAGAGCGAGCTCGTCCTTCACTAATCACTACATGTCCTTCATTCCTAAAATCAAAATCTGGATTATTGTAGAGAGATAATCCATTCAAAAATTGATTCAAATCATAGATACCAAAATCCTTTGGTAATTCCTCTGCAATGGTTGCTTCAGCAAGAATATTTTTTTGTACTGAGATAGTTCTCAGTTTACTTCCTTTCTTGAATAAGATTGACTGATTAATAGTCGAAAAATTCTTGAGCAGAGAAAGTGTTGAATCAGAAAGTTTCATAACCACGGGTCGTAATTTCATCGTTTGTTTGGCCACTGAAATAGTATAACAGTAGGCAGTAATGCATTGCCTTTAGTATATCACGTTTCGCTTGTCCTTTTTTATCATATCGACTTAAATACTTAATAGCATTAGATCGACAGAAGGCTTCTGCATCACCTACAGAATGAATAAGGTCAAGAGTCTGTACGTTAGATCCATCGTTAGTATAGTGTCCCTGATATGTTGAAGTAACATAATCTCTAAGATCACTAATACCCTTATCTTCTTGATATTTTTTAGGAACTGGATTATCTAAATCTGGTTGAGGTTTATAATCTCTAGATGGATAATGATGGGCATAGATAGGATCTACATCACTAAAATGATGAGCTCTTTGATCATCTACATCTGCCATAGTATCAACAGAAGAAGGATCAGAACTAAGGGTTATATCCTTATCAAATTCTTCACTCATACCCTTCTCCTTGATTGGATAAGTCTCATCCATAGTTCCATTAAGTTCCTCATAAAGTAAGCTCCAAGCATTAACCATAGGTAAATAAGAAATCGTTTACAAATGATTCAGATTTTTCTTCACCAAATTTTGCTTTTAGATATCCTCTCACCGGATCTAATTTGGTCATATAAGCATCAAAGTCCTTATACACTGTAGTATCCGTACCATTGGGTCTCTCTAATTCTACCATATCTTTGTAAGTAGTCAAGTATTGTTTAAATGTAGATAGATAAGCATCAACTTCTTCAGATTTACAATATCTTACAAATATATTTTTAGAGAAATGATTACCCATTTCAAAAAATCGATACTTACCATCATCTTCAGGTAAACCTTCAACAGAAAACAAATAATTCTCTACTGGATGTTGGAAGTCAAATACTATAATAACTTTCTTAT